TGGATGTACCGGTGGACTGGCACGCGACGCGACCTGCCGACGCGATCGAGCTGGACCAGGACGGGATCGCCAAGGTCGAGGCAATGGCCCGAGCGGTGCGCGAGCACCCGTTCGCGTCGATGATCCTGGCCGACGAGGGGGGCAACGAGCAGACCGTGCTGTGGCGGCCGGCGATCGAGCCGATGGCCCAGCTGCTCGAACAGGCCGATCTCGATCCGTGCTTGGCCGAGTCGATGCCCGTGATCCGACTGCGCGTCGACGGGCTTCGCCGCATCGACGAGACCACGCTGGCGGTGCTCGACCTCAAGACGACCCAGGACCCATGCCCTGGAAGCTTTGGCGCCTCGATCGCCCGCTACGGCTACCACCGTCAGGGCGCCATCTACATCGACGGCGTGCAGGCGCTGTTCCCTGGCCAGTGGCTGCACTTCTTCTTCTGCGCGGTCCGGTCGCGACCTCCCTACGAAGCTGCCTGCTACGAGATTGACCCGAACGACCTGGCCCTCGGGCGGGCGCAGTACATGGCCACGCTGCGAGACTATCTGCGTCGTCAGGCCGAGGGCGACTGGCTCGCGGAATGGCAGCGCACCTGCAAAGGTATCAACATGCCCGGATGGGCCCACCACCAGGAGAGCTAGAGAACATGGGAAAGCAAGCAAACGGAGCTGCACGGCATGAGCCGCAGCGGCAAGACGACATCACCGACTATTCGCTCGAGGAGGCACTCGCCGCGGCGAAGATGAGCACGATCGGCGAGATCCGAGACGCCGACCTCGGGCGGCAGATCCAGGAGGCTCGCAAGAACAAGCGATCGATGCGCGAGTTCAACGACAAGCTGATCGAGTACTGCACGATGAGCGAGAGCGTCGCCGCGAGCTGCACCTACTCGCTGCCGCGCGGTGGCAAGCGGGTCGTCGGACCGTCGGTGCGATTCGCCGAGCTCGTCGTGGTCGCCTACAAGAACCTCGCCGTCTCGACCACGATCGTGAGCACCGAAGACGACCGCGTGATCGTGCGCGGGTCGTGCATCGACCTCGAGAACAACACGCTGACCGAGAGCGATGTCCCGACGCGCGTGCTGAAGAAGAAGACGTCGGCCAAGTCAGACGACGACGACAAGCAGATCGCCCTCGCTCGCGGATCTGCGATTGCGCGTCGCAACGCGATCTTTGCCGCCGTTCCGCGCGCGCTCTGGGAGCACGCCTGGCATGAAAGTCGGCGGACGGCAGACGGCAAAGAGAAGTCGATGGAGGCCAAGCGGGCCGCAGCAATCGGCCTCTACGTCCAGGAGTTCGGAGCCACCGAGGAACAGGTGCTGGCGGCATTCGGTCGCAGGGGGATCGAGGAACTCACCATCGACGATCTTCGCCACCTTCGAGGCATGGTGACGTCCATCCGCATGGGCGACCTGACGATCGTCGAGGCCTTGAAGCCGCTCGAGGCCGAGAAGCCGCGCGGCCCCGCGCGCACGCACGACAGCAAGCTCGCCGAGAAGGTCGAGCAGCGCGAGCAGCAGCGCAAGAACGGCAAGCGCCCCCAGAAGCAGCCCGAGCCCGAGCAGGCCGAGCCAGCCGAGCCGGAGTACGACCCGGACACCGGCGAGGTCTACGACGGACCGGTGAGCGAGGCCGAGCTCGACGAGCTGGTCTGACCGGGAATGTGCACCGGCCGGCGAGGTTGACGTCGATGTGGACCTCGTCGAATACGTGAACACCCTGCACTGGGACGGCCCGCTCCGCGGGCGACTGGCCTGCATCGCCAGGCACTCGAGCACCACAGAGATCGAGATCACCGTTGGACTCGACGAGCGCGAGCCGACGGTGTTCTCGATCCTGCGTCCGGTGCGAGCAACGTGCGACGACGCGGCCGCGGTCACCAAGCAGATCGTGGCGACGGCCGAGCACCTGGTCGCAGCCGAGGTTGGCCTGCTCCTGCGCCGCGGATCCAAGCCGCAGCTCCACGTGCCGACCATGCGAGACGTCGGCGACGCGCTCGCGGAAGCGCTCGGCAATCGCGACTGGTCGAGCCCGGTCGCCGCGATCAAGCAGATCGTCGTGCAGCGCGACGTGGCGGTCCGAGCTCTCGACAAAGTCACGCCGAGGCCATGGTCGTCGGTACTCGACGATGACGGCCACCCGGATGACGACTTGCTGCACGAGTGGATTGTCGAGGACGCCTACGGCAACGAAATCTATCGTGACGACCACGACCTTGTGGATCTCGTCGATCTGGTCAATGCCCTGCCAGACTCGGACGCGAGGGCGCAGTCGTGACGTGCCGCTGCAACGCTCACGAGTCGTTCAACCGCATCGTCGCGGACGTCAGCCGCGTCACCGGCGTGCACCGGCTCAACATTGTCGGCAAGTCGCGCACGGCGTCGACTGTCTGCGCGCGTCAGGCCGTGTGGTGGCTGATGCGGGTGGTGAGCAACGCGAGCTACCCGGAGATCGGCAGGCTGACTAGGCGCGACCACACCACGGTGCTCGCCGGCGTCCGGCGTGCCGACAGGCCCGAGGTCATGGCGATCATCAACGCCGTGCTCGAACTCGACGCGGCTTTCTACGGGAGCGCCGAGCGGGAGCAGGCTGCGTGAACTTCAACGTCGACCCCGAGTTCACCCTCGTCATCGAAGCCCAGCACGTGCGCCTGCACGGGCCCAACCAGCAGATCAACTGGCCCAGCGTCGAGGCGCTGCTGCTGTCGGCGCATCGATGGATCGTGATCGCGGAAGACGAGGGCGTGCCGATCGAGAAGGTCCAGCCGGCCGAGTGGCAGGGCCCCACGTTCCGCACGATCGAGACGCACGACGACAAGACGGGTAAGAAGCTGTCCACCAAGCAGCGAAGCAAGCGAGCCGTCGAGCGGCAGTGGTCGAAGGTGCGCCGCCTCGAGCTCGAACTTGCTCGAGCTGATGCGCCCACGCCCGCGCTCGCGCTGGGCCAGCTGGTGCCCACGACGAAGCTCAGCAAAGACGAGTGCGACGTGGTCTGCATCGGCCGATGGTTCGTGATGCACGGAAGTCGCCAACGCTCGGCGCGGTAGGAGAAGACATGCAGCTGCAAGAGGGAGCCAGGATCTCGATCGAGTTCAGTCGCGTGGGTCTCAAGTACGTGGTCGAACAGGTCGCGCGCGTCGGTCGGACCGGCGTCAAGGCCATGGCCGCGCCGATCAAGTGCGACTCCGAGGAGGCGATGCTGGTCGCAGCCGAGAAGATTATCCAGACGCGGCTCGCCGAGCTCGGGCTGCGCAAGACCGCGCCGGGGGCCAAGCGGTGAGCATGTTCGGCGACATGTGGGAGAGCGCTTGGATCGACCGCGTGCTCGAGCTGTCGTGGGATCGAGCCGTGCGCGTGTTGACGATCGACGAGACGCTCGAGCTGTTCCGCACTCGGAATCTGCTCGACGCCGAGACCGACGGGAGCCGCAACGGGCCGCCGCTCTGCGAGCACGCGGTCGACGGCGTGCTGCATCGCGAGGTGCGTCGTGCGTAATCGAATCTTGCTCAGCGTCCATCCGCGGCACGCCGAGGCGATCCTCGCGGGCACCAAGCTGTTCGAGTTCCGCCGGGTCGTGCCCGCCCGGCCACCGCGTTGGGTGTCGCTGTACGCGACCGCGCCGGTGCTGCGGATCGTCGGCGAGTTCGAGGTCGCGCGCGTGCTGAGCGACGAGCCGGCCGAGCTCTGGGCTGACACTGCCGAGTTCGCCGGGATCACGCGCGCCGAGTTCGATCGCTACTTCCACGGCAAGCAGCTCGCGCACGCGTTCGAGGTGTTCGAGCCGCTCCGCTTCGAGCACGCGATCGACCCGCGCGCGCTCGCCAAGAACAGCGGGTGCGTCTTCAACCCGCCGCAGTCGTTCTGCTACTGGCCGGCCGAGGGGTGGTCGTGATGCGGAAGCAAGGCCGGCAGCGCGACTACGAACGGGCCAAGCGCTTCATGGCGAAGCACGGCGTGCCGAAGCCACCGCCGACCAGGCGCGTGTGCGAGCACCCCGAGTGCGGTCGCGAGGTGGGCGTCTACAACCCCAAGGGCGGCGACGGCACGCTCGACTACTACTACGCGCACAACAAGCCCGACGGCGAGCCGTGCCCGCTGAGCAATCGCGCGGTGCCGAGCGACTCGGTGCGCTGGGAGGATCGATGATCGCCACGCTCGATCGCCGCGCCGTGCTTCACGCGGTTGCCGAGGCCGCGCGGTCCGGGCCCGAGGTGTTCCTGCGCGCGCACGGCTTCCGCCACGGGACCCGCGACGTGCTCGAGGTCGGCGGTCTCCAGCTGCCGCCCAAGGCGATTGTGGCGGTCGCCAGCGCCTACCAGAGCGGCGGCCGGCCGATGGCCGCGCGCGAGCTCTCGGGCGGCCTGGAGCACGCCTCGCGTGTCCTGGTACGGCTCGGCTTCACGGTCCGTCGAGACCACCACGTGTTGACCGCCGCAGACGTGGCAATCCCGCGTCGCCTGACCCGGCGACCGCGCGCGGCGGACCTGCGCCTGTACGTCGTGCGGCCGACCAACGCGCGCACCGTCGAGGCCTGCAAGCGGCACGGGTTCGGCTCGCTGCTGTCGCCGATCTCGGTCCGCAAGACCCACTGCGGGTACAAGGTCAACGACCTCAGCGGCCACACGCAGCCGGTCGAGGGCCTGCCCTACGTGCTCGACAACGGCGCGTGGCCTTGCAGCCAGGCCGGCAAGCCGTGGGAGCCGGACCCGTTCCTGCGCCTGCTCGAGCGCCTGGGCCCAGGGCTTGGCGAGGGCTGGGCGGTGCTGCCGGACATCGTCGGCGCGGGCCAGCGCAGCCTCGACTTCTCGGTCGACTTCCACGCGCGACACCGCGGCGAGCTGCGCGGGATCAACCTCGCGCTGGCGGTACAGGACGGCATGACGCCCGACATGGTGCGGCCGGTCCTGCGCGAGATCGGCTGCTCGGTGATCTTCGTGGGCGGCAGCGCGGGGAAGGACACACCCAACTGGAAGTGGAAGTCGCTGCATTGGTGGACAGCGCTCGGGCTCGAGCTGGGCCTGCGGGTCCACGTCGGTCGGGTCAACGGCGAGCGACGGGCGAAGCTGTGCGGCGAGCTCGGGGCAACGAGCATCGATGGTCGCGCCGTCACGATGTTCGCCGTGAACGCGACCAAGATGGCGAGGGCCTGCGATGGCGACGAGACGCCGGTGACCGGCAACCGGCGCCGGCACGCGAGGCTGGCTAGCCACACACGAGCGTTCGAGCTGGCGCTGGGCCAGCGGGAGTGATGAACGATGGCATCGAAGCTGACAACAGAGCGAGCCGTGTACGCGGCGATCCGACAACGATTCAGCGCGCCCGAGTACGCGGTCTTGCCCGGCGTATCGAACGGCACCGGCGCAAACCACCGACGCACGATCGACGCGGTGATCATGTCCACGTGGCCGAGCCGCGGGCTCACCCTCGCGGGCGTGGAGATCAAGGTGAGCCGGTCGGACCTGACTCGCGAGCTGGCCAACCCCGCGAAGCAGGAGTCGCACTTCAAGTTCTTCGACCACTTCTACCTCGCGGTCGGCGACGCCTCGATCGTGCGCGAGGGTGACGTGCCCGCAGCGTGGGGTCTGCTCGTGCCGGGCCGTGGCGGCACCAGCATGAAGGTCGCCAAAGAAGCACCGACGCTGACACCCGAGCCGATCAGCCGCGCGTTCCTGGCTGCGATCCTGCGCCGCGCTGACGAGCAGCTCGGGTCGAAGGGGCTGCGCGGCGAGATCCGCAAGGAACTCGAGGCCGAGTTGGCGGAGGAGCTCGAGCGGCTGCGCGGGTTCCAGGCCAAGGCCTACGAGTTCGACCGCGTCGAGCAAGAGCTCGCGCTCATGCACCGGTTCGAGAGGGCCTCGGGCGTGCGGTTCTCGATGTGGAACGAGAGCGCGCTCGACGAAGCGGCCGCGATCGTGCGCACGTTCAGCCGGGGCGGACGCGAGAGCATGGCCAACGCAGCCGCACGCGAAGCCGCGCACGCCAAACTCGTCGCGCAGAGGATGATCGAGAACGCGGACAAGATCCTGGCAGAGCTCGACCGCGAGCGCGCCCGCATCGACCAGCTCGAGGACGTCGCGGAACGAAGCACGCTCGAGGCCGAGCCGGTGTAGGCTCAGCGCATCGGCAACAGGATCAAGATCATTGCACTCGCTCTCGTGCTCGCGATCGGCTGCACGGCGGCGCAGCGCAACCAGGCGCTCATGGGCGTCGGCGTTGGCGTGTGCGGAGGTGGCAAGGCCGCGAGCGCGCTCGACCAAGGGTGGGGTGCGGCGCTCGAGGCTGTTGGGTGTTGGCTCGCCGACTGGGCGGCCGAGCGCGAGGATCGACGCAGCGCGGCCGAGGCGGCCGCGAAGGCTGCCGCGGAGCAGGGTCTCGAGCTCGCGCCGGTCGAGGCACCGCTGGAACCGATCGACGAGGCTGCGATCGAGCTGGACACCGCGCGTGCGCGGATGGTCGCGCAGCCGTGCGAGGCCAACTACAACGCGATGATCGAGGCCTACGAGCGCTGCAAGCTGCTCGAGAGCGAGGGCCAGTGAGCGAGCCGACGCTGCTGCCGCTCGGACCGAAGCCGAACGAGGCCGCTGTGAAACTCGCGCGTGAGCTCCTTGAGCGCTGCGAGGCCGGCGAGATCCAGGGCTTCGTGCTCACCGCGTTCTACACCGCCGGCAGGAGCTCGACGCGATCGGTCGGCACGCTCGACGATCGTGATCGGGCGCTGGCCCTTGTCGATCAGCATGCCGATCTTCTGGCCGACCGTGTCCAGCGCGACACCGACTAGGCGAGTAGCAGCGGCGGACTAAATAGGCCCGCCGCTGCCGTTTGTCCGACTACATCGTCAGGATGATCGTGCGGTTCGTGAGCGCGACCGCGACTGTGTCGCTGCGCAGCAGCGTGTCGATCGCGTTGTTGACCGTCGAGGCGGTCGGTGCCTGGCCGTTGATCGCCGTGATTACGTCGCCTTGCCGAAGACCAAGCTGGTACGGCAGCGAGTCGCCGTGCAGCGAGTCGATCGTGATGTACCCGGTCGTCGGGTTGACCGACCACTCGACTTCGTCATCCCACCAGGTGACGAGCACGTGGAGGTTGCCGATCAGCGTCGACGTCAGCGTGCAGGTGTTGCCCGTGCACGAGAGCCCGTCGGACCACTGCGACAGCCCGTACAGGTGCGGACCAGGCTCGAGAGTCGGGCTCGCGTCGGGGATGTTGGTGTAGATGCACACGCCCTGCTCGCAGATGCCCTCGCCGAGCAGCTGCGGACACTGATTGTCGGCTGTGCACAAGCACTCCGCTCCGGTCCGCACGCCGTGCGTCCGCACCTTCTGACACACCGCGCTCTCCTCGTCCAAGCCGGCGTCGGTCATCGTCGCGTCGTACCAGCCGAGGTGATCAAAGAAGCGGACGACCTCGCCGTTCTCGACCCACTCGACCACGGCAACCGGCCCGGTGAGTGTGGCGGCCTGCCAGTCGGGCGTGCCCTCCTCGGTCCAGCAGACGGTGCACTTTTTCGACACGTTGAGCACCGACATCACGCACTCGTGCTCGACCAGCGGGGTCAAGCACTCGCGCAAGGGATCCCACGTGTCGAAGTCGGCGGTGCCCCAAGGTCCAGGCGCAACCGCGAGCACGGCCGAGACGGCCTGACGTTCGAGCGCGCTGATGTCCTCGACGCACCAGCTGTGCTCGAGTCCGCCGTTGTCGAAGCACGAGTATTCGGGCTCGCTCTCACCGGTGTCGCCCGTCTCCTCTCCGGGACATTTCTGGTACCATGGAAAACAGATCTCCTCTTTCGTGCACGCGGCCGTCGCGAGCAGGAGAGCGGTGATTGCTAATGCTGTTCGTGTTCGTGTCATCGTTCTTCCTTCGCCGCGTCGAGCGGCGCCTATCTGTGCTCGGAGCAAGCGGGCGGATCAACGTCTGATTCCGCAATCAACGGCTAGCGAATGCCGCTGCCTGCGAGAGCGCCCAGCTGCGACGCTGCTCGAGCGGGATGCGACGGCCGAGATCCTCGATAGTGATCAGCGCGTGGCAGTTGTAGCCGCGACCATCCATGCGCTCGCAGATCCTCGCCTCGGTCGCGGCCGTCGGCGCGGGCATGCACTCGCGGTCCGGCCCGGGCAGCCAGCGCGCGACCAGCCTGCCGAGCATCGGCACGCCGGTGATCCAACGCCACCGATCGGCGGTCACGCAGCGCCATCGGCCGCCGTAGATCGCCTGGACGTCGGCGATCGAGTCGGCCCCGTAGACCGTGACCGCTCGCCACACGATCTCGTGCGCGACGACCAGCGAGACCTCGGGTGTGCAGTAGGCCGGATCCTCGTCGTCGCCCGGCCACTTGTTGGCGGTCATCCGCAGCGACAGTCCCATCGGGCCGAGGCCGTTCTCGGTCGAGCCCAGCGTGTGTCGGCGGGAGGAGGCTCCGCCGAAGCTCTCGCGACTCACGATCGCCTGGTAGTAGGCGCAGACGATCGGGGCGGCGCGCAGTGCCTTGCAGCCGGCCTGGACGCGAGCTCGGGTGCGGGCTTTGGCCTCGCGTGTCCACGGCTCGCGTGGGCCGTCAGGGGCATCACAGAAGTCGCCGTCGACAATGCCGGGCTGGCGAGCGTAGGCCGACTGCGCGCAGCACTGGGCCAGGGCGAGGATGGCGAAGCCGATCAGGATGGCGCGAACGAAGACTCGATCCATGCGGGAAGTTACCACGCGGACCGCGGTTGCTTCCCGCATGACCGACTTCAACCCCGATGTCTACTACGCCGAGCGACGCGAAACGTGATCGCGTAGACTCGATGGCATGACGGCCGACGAGATTCAAAGGCGCACCGTAATACGCCACATCAAAGACTGGATCGCCGACCCAGTTGGGTTTTACATCGGCTGCCGCGACACCGTGACCCGGTGGGTCATGTCTCGGGCGGCCAACGAGGGCGGCGTACTCGTGCTCAAACACGAACACGCCGACGCCATCGCAGCTGAGTTAGGCGTGCCCCTTGCGGAGGTAGAGACGATCATCGCGTTCGGTCGGCTGCCGCTGTGGAACGAGGATGCGAAATGGCCGATTACGCAAGTGTACGACCGTCCGCGATGGTTCCGAACGGATGCGGGCCTGCAAGCTGAGCGGACCACACGCGAGCGCGACGAGCAGCGCAAGCGTGATAATGACCGGCGAGCCCGCGAGCGTGAGGCCGAACGCGCACGGCTTTGGGAGGAGTCTCCACGCGAGCGGGTCGAAGACCCGTACGAAGACAAACGACGATGGGATGAGGCGTGGCGATGATGCGCCTGCTCGCCCACCACCTAATCGCCCACCCGATTGCTGGCATGCTCTGGGCCGCTGCCAGCGTCGCGCGTCGCCGCGGCCGAGAGGCTCGGGCAGCCGCACGCGATCGTGCAGGTGACCGCGTGCACGGATGGTGGTCACCATGAAGTCCGAGATCGTCACGTTCCCGGTCGGCGGCGCGCAGGGCCTGCCGGTGCTGCGCCTCGACTGCCTGCACGCACCGTTCGACCTCGACGCAGCGCGCAACCTGGTCGCCGAGCACCGGGCTGCGTTCGGCGTCTGGGGGATCTGGCTCGACCGCGTCGACGACTGGACCGCGCCCGAGCTGCGCGAGTTCCTGCTCGACCAGGGCTCGGGCGATCGCACCGTCGTGGCGATCCGACAGCTCGGCGACAAGGTCTGGCCCGCGAGCGGGTGCGAGTTCGTGCTCGACGCGAGCGAGGCGATCGCCAGCTCGAGCAACCTCCGCGAGCTCGCGATCTACCTCAACGACCACGGTGGCTCACACCCGGCCGTGCAAGACCTCGTTGTTCGGCTCGAGCCCGAGGCCTTGCCGCCCAGCGCGAACGTGCTCGACATGCTGGCCGAGTTCGTCGCAGCGCAGGACGGGCTCAACTACCTCTATCTGCCGTCGAGCTACAACCTGCGCGAGCTCGCGTTGAAGACCCTCGCGCGCTGCAACAGCCGCTGGGCGCTACGCTGATCGCCATGGCCAGGCCGACACCCGAACAATACCAGCGCGCGCTCGAGCTCTACAGAGCAGGCCGGGCCGCGGAGCGCATCGCCGAGGCGCTCGGCATGGACCCTGACGACGTCGACCGGATGATCGAAGTCGGCTGGCCGGCGCGCGGCGGGAAGAACCCCGTGCCCGAGCTGCCGAGTCTGAGCAGCCAGCTCGAGGATCGGGTGATTCGTCTGCGCAACTCGGAGCTGACGTTCGCCGAGTCGATCGCCGAGACCGCGGCGAACGTCGCCAAGACGCGCGTCAAGACGATCGAGTACGCCGTGCGGCTCGAGCAGATCATCGTGCAGGCCTGGCACGACCGGGCTCGGCGAGCCGTCGAGGACGCGACCAAGCGCGCGCAGGAGAGCGGCACGCCGCTCGAGCTCGAGCTGGCGCAGCTGACCGCGCCCAACGACGTGCTCGCGGCCCTGCGCACGCTTCGATGGGAGCGCGACCAGGGCATCGACCTGCGCGCGTCCGACCTGTTCCGCATGCTGCGGGGCGACGACGAGGACGGCAACTCGGGCAGCGAGCTGGACGCGATCGTGAGCGACCTGGCCCAGCTCACCCCCGAGGAGCAAGAGGAGTACGTGAAGACTGGCAAGCTGCCGAAGAAGCAGCTCGACCTACCGCTCGCGGGCTAGCGGCTCAGGGCCGTCCACACGCAGCGGCCGACCTCGCACACGCTGGTCCAGCCGTCGAGCACGGTCGGATACCAGCCGCGCATCGGCACCAGCGGCCCTTCGCAGTCGAGGTTGTCCCGGCACACGCAGGCGCACAGTCGCGGCGCGGATGGGTCGACGACCTCGGGGCATTCGGCGAAGCGCTCGCACGGCTGCACGAGATCGTCGCCGCAGTCGATGCGATCGAGGTCTGGGCCGCCGATGTCCCCGTACCCGATCGGCTCGGCAAGGTTAGGGTCGGGCACGCAGATGGAGGTGATGAGCGGCGGGACATCGCGCTCGGGGCCAGGCTTTACGCGCGCGCGGGGGGCAACCTGATCCGGCGGCAGCGAGGGCGAGCAGACGGCGAGGATGGCGGCGACGATGGTGCTGCGTGGTTTCATGCGAGGATCAAAATCCTCGTTGCTCGCGCATTCCTCGGTCCCCGTGTTCGGCGTTTTGCGCGTGTTCACGGAAGAACGCCGGGCCCGCCGTGGTTGGCCCTGCATGGCCACGGTAAGCAGGGCACCTCGGTTGATGCGTCGGCGCTCGAACGTCCAGAAGGCTGTGCGTACGCTGATCCGAGCGGCGGGCGACGACCCCGACCGCGAGGGGCTGGTCGAGACGCCGGCACGCGTCGAGCGAGCACTCGCGGAGTGGTTCTCGGGGTACAGCGTCGACCCTGCCCAGCTGCTCGAGGCGCGCTTCGACGCGGGCCTGCCGGGTGGTGGCGAGGTCTTTGTGCCGGGGATCGCCGTGCACTCGCACTGCGAGCACCACTTCGCGCCGATCACCGGCACCGCGTGCGTCGCCTACGAGCCGCTCGGCAAGGTCTGCGGCCTGTCGAAGATCGCTCGCCTGGTCGACGCCTACGCTCGCCGGTTGCAGCTGCAAGAGCGGCTGACCAACCAGATCGCCTCGACGATGTGGTGCGAGCTCGAGCCGACCGGCGTGGCGGTGATCATTCGCGCGACGCATGCGTGCATGACCAGCCGCGGCGCGAAGCAGAGCAACTCCTCGATGCTCACGACGAGCTTCTACGGCAGCTACGCCGATCCAGCTCGTCAACGTGACTTCATCGCGCGCAGCGGGCTGGGCTACGCTGGATAGGTGAGGCCAACCAAGCGAGGGCGCGACACGAAGAAGTCGCGAGTGAGCGCCCAAGCTCGGCGGCGGCGGCAGGTGCAGCTGGCACAGTGCAGGTCCGACAGCAACGCCTTTGTCGAGTACGTCTTCGGCGTCACGCAGGAACCCTGCCACCGCGAGTGGCACGAGATGTGGGAGCGCGAGTCCGCGAGCGTGATCCATGGCGCTGTCGGCCTCGGCAAGAGCGTCCAGGTTCGCGGCAAGCTGCTGCACATGCTCGGGCGCAACCAGCTCGAGCAGGTGATCTGGTTGAGCGCGACGCAGCGCCAGCCGAAGAAGCATCTGGCCAACATCGCGCGAATGATCGAGGACTCGTCGCCGACCAACCGGCTGCACCACGTGTTCCCCCAGCTTCGCCCAGGTCGGATCTGGCGGTCGACGGAGATCGAGATCGACCGCGACGTCAGCCCGCTCGACGCTGACCCGACGATCCAGGTCTTCGGTGCCTACTCGGATTCGCTGCTCGGCTCGCGCGCGACCGTGCTGGTGATCGACGACCTCTGCAACTTCATGAACACGCTGACCGAGGACGGGCGGCAGAAGATGATCGAGTGGCTCGGCTCGGTGATCAGCCGACTCACCGGACGCCGCGTGAAGATCATCGTGCTGGGCAACTTCTGGCACAAGAACGACGCCACGATCGACCTGGTCCGCAACAAGGGCTTCAAGTACGGGAAGTACCCGGCGTACCGCATCGATCCCGCGACCGGCGAGCGCGTGCTGACGGCCCCCTCGGTGCTCGGCCATGAGCAGATCGCCAAGCTCGAAGAGCGGCTTGGCCCAACGCAGTCGCAGCAGATGCTGCGGTGCGAGGCGCCCGACCTCGAGCTCGGGCGATTCAAGTCGGTGTGGTTTGAGGCCGCGCTCGCGGCCGGGCGCGGCGAGCCATTTCGGCCGAATGCGCTGCCAAACGTCGCGTGCTTCACCGGCGTCGACCTCGGACACCGCCGCAAGGCTGGCAGCGACTACACGGCGATGGTGACCGCGATGATCCGGCCCGACGGCAAGCGGCAGATCATCGACGTTCGCCGCGGGCGATGGACAGGCCCGCAGATCGCCGAGCAGATCCAGGACATTCGCCGCAGGTACAACTCGGTGATCGGCGTCGAGAACAATGCCGCGCAGCAGCTCGTGCTCGAGCTGATCCAGGACATCACCGCGATCCCGCTCGTCGAGCACAACACCAACGTCAACAAGCATTACCTGGCCACCGGCGTCGAGTCGCTCGCCAACGAGCTCGCCAAAGGCTTCTGGATCTTCCCGAGCCCGAAGCACGCGCAGCTCGACCTCGACCACGGGCTTGTCGAAGACGAGAGCGACGAGAGCGACGACGGGCTGACGTGGAGCCTCGGCAAAGAGGGGCAGCCAGCGCCCGAGATCCAGGCGCTGATCGGAGACGCGCTCGCGTACGACCCGACCAAGCACACGGGCGACCTGCTCATGGGATGGTGGATTTGCGTCGAGACGTTACGGCAGAGCTCGGTGTATTCGATGCTCGGGATCGAGGCGGCGATCGATGCGATCCCGCTGGACCTGTTCAGCCGATGACGATCTTCGGGTAGGGCTTCGACTCGGGCAGCCGAGTTCGTCGGCCGCGGCGCTCGAGGTCCCACGCATACTTGTGATTGCCTGCGTGTCGAAGCGGCCGGGTCAGCCCGAGCAGCCAGCGCTCGACCCACTCGTCAGGATCCTCGCCGGGGTGCAGCGGTGGTGCGCCGTGCTGCTCGAGCAGGGACTCCGCGTAGCGATGCCCACGGTCGCGCTTGCGGATCTTCGCCACCGCGCGACCGTGCAGCAGCGTTCCGTCGGGCAGGAGACGGCGGGTCTCGGGCTTCGAGCGACCGAGGTAGACCGCGTTGCTCGCCTGGTAGATGGTGCCGATGTGGCCGGGGAATATCACCGCGCCGTCGTCTGCTCGCCGCGGCACGGGGTCGGAGAAGCTCACGACGCCGGTGTAGCCGTCGCGGCGCAGCAGATCGAAGCAGCGGGCGATGAACCAACTCTCGCCGTTGGCCGGCACGTCGTCGAGCAGAACCAGGCGCCCGAGCTCGACCGACGAGTCGCGACCGCCTGGCAGCACGTCGAGGGTCCGCGGCTGGGCTGGGATCGAGAACACTGCGACGCCGACCAGCTCGGGACCGCGGTAGAGACCCATGCGCTCACGCGCGGCCGGGTAGCTACCCGAGTAGTGGTGCTCATGCACGAACGCCTTGGCCGTCCGGTCGGCGATCGCAGCGACCTCGAACGCGCGCGTGTCGATGGGCTCCCCGACCGGCATGTAGTTGGTCCGACGCTTGCGCCAGCGCTGGGCGTGGTCGACGATCACAAGCACCTCTCGCCCGGGAACACCTGGGCCCGAGCAACTCGCCACGCCTTGAGTGCCTGCTCCGCTGCCGCGCGAGCACCAGCCACGTCGACGTCGGTACCCTCCCGCGCAGCGACCTTCGCCTCGCGGTACATGCTCCACCGCCGTGCGCACTCGACCTCGAGATCGCCAACGCGAGCAAGCAGCTGTTCGCGCGTCATCCGGCGTGCCTCTGGGCGGCGAGGATCGCAGCGCGGCGGACCGCGTCGAAGCGCTGGTCGGCAGCCATGCCGTGGAACCCGACCACGTCGCGCTCGAGGTCGCAGAGCGTGGCCTCGACGGCCTTGGCCTCCGCGATCGCCTGCGTCTCGCCGAAGCCGGCCGTCGCCCCGCGGGCTGTCACGCACACGAGACCAGATGGCGCGACGTCAGCACGCCAGTCGAAGCAGGCCCGGATCACGCGTCGGGCTCGAACACGCCAGCTCATGTCGTCGGTTCCTTGGTCAGCCACCGCCACGCACGGATGATGAACTCGGCGTGGCATGGGTACGGCAAGCAGCTGCACACGATGTAGTGACCCGGCGTGAGCCGCTTGATCCACTCGACCACCTTGGGATCGTAGTACCTCGACTTCTGCACGATGCGCTCGCGCAGCCAGTCGCGGTACTTGCGGAGCGGATCATCGGAAGCCTGCGCTCGGGTCTCGCCGGGCTGGAGCTCGAGCACGAACTCGTTTCCGACTGGCGTGCCGCGGCCGCAGTAGATCCATGGACCCGGGGCGTTTCCGTGGTGCCGGTTCCAAGCTCGGGGCTCGGGGCGCTCGTGGATGTAGTGGACGTGCATGCCGCGGCCGTAGGCCTCGCTCACGCCCGACCGGCCACCCTCGAACCGAACCACGAAGCTGGCCGGACGCTCGGCGATCAGCTGGCCAGGCGGTCGACCGTCGAGCAGCGCGTCACCATCGGCGCCCTGCCAGAGCTCGACCGCAGCGAGCCCCCGAGCGCGGATCCAGGCCGCCTCGAACTTGGCCTGGCCGTCGTGGCGCACGATCGTCGCTCCGCGGTCGGCGATCGCCTCGGCAGCCCACTCGAGCTCGGCGAGCGTCGGGAGGCGCTTGGCGCCAGCACCCGCGAGCACGGCGACGGTCATGCGATCCCCACCGGGAAGAGACGCTGCTGGGCCAGCCCCTCGTTGATGATGTCCGCCCACGGCCGTCCGCACGGCTTGCCGTTGTGCTCCTCGCGGATCCCGAGGTCGCCACCGATGAATCGACGGCCGTGTCGATGGCAGCTGTAGGCGACCGTGCCCGAGCCGACGAACGGGTCGCAGACGAGCGCGCCGGGCCTCGAGTAGCAGAGCACGAACGCGTCGGCGAGTTCGGCTGCGAACGGAGCTTCGTGGTCGCGATCAGTCTGGTTGTTGCCGACCGAACACGAGATCACCGTCGAGAGCATGCGCCGCTCGGCTTGGGTCCACGACCCGCGGGACGTCGCCCCGCCCCGCCGTCGCGCTCCGCCGTTCGAGTAGTGGATGCCTGCCAGCTTCGCCGGTAGCGTCTTGCCCCACTTGTTGAAGTAGACCTCGCCGCCGGGCCGCGCGAAGACGTGCACGAGCTCGGCCCCGCTTCGCCAGCGTGGACCGTGGTCGCCCGGCACTCCCTCGCGCGCGTACACGCAGCGCTCGATGTAGCGGAACCCGATCCGCTTGGCCCAGTCGAGCCCGACCTCGAAGGCGATCAAGCTGCGCTCGCTCTCGCCGAGCTCTGGCCGCCACACGCGGATCGGTCCGTCGATGTTCAAGGCACAGACGCCGCCGGGCTTGAGCGCCTCGAACACCGCCTCGCCAAGCTGGCCATCGCCCTCGAGCGAGGTGTCGAACACCGCGCCGCCGTATTGCTCAGGGGTGCGAGCGTCGGGGTACGGCGGCGAGGTGACGAGCAGCTCGACGCCTCCAACCTCGGCCGCGAGCGCGAGCGTCTCGCAGCAGTCACGCTGGGCGACGTTGAAGTCGGCGATCATGCCGGGCAACGCCTGACGTTGGTCATCCGCTTGCCGTGGTCGCGCAGCGGCAGCTGGAACACCAGGAAGTAGCTGTGGTTCTTGCGAGCGTGGACCTGCCGGATCAGCCGGCTCACGCCCGGCGCATTGGTCCGCACGAGCACGAACAGATCCTTGCAGTAGAAGCCCATGTCCTCGTAGCCGGTGATGATCTCGACGTGGGTGAGTCGCTGCCTGTTCGCGCTCACCTCGTCTTGGCACTTCACGATCAGCTTGCCGCCACGCACGAGAACACGGCGAGCCTCGAGCCCCGCGCGCAAGTACAGGTCGATCACCGCCTCGTGCCACTTCGGAATGTCGGCGCCCTCGTCGACCTCGGAGCCCGACGAGTAGGCTTCGCGGAACGCCGCATGCGAGCCGGCGCCTGCGAGCTGCTCGGGCTTCTCGCGAAAGAACCCCTCCATGTAGGGCGGATCGAGCACGACGCAGTCGATGGTGCGATCGCGGTAGGGCAACGCACGACAGTCGACGCCGTCGCGGTAGCTGACGAGCAGGTGGTCGCGCTCGTCAGCGGGAACATCGAGCACGAGATCGGACGCGTGCAGGGTGTAGGCGCCACGCGGGATCGATCGCCAGAACACCCCGCGACCGTGGGTGACGTCGGCCACCACGCGACCACGGGGAACGTGTAGCGCCATGATCTTGGCGAACAGGTCTGCGTTCTCGCCCACGTGGGCGGACCGCACGAGGTCGGTAGTAGGCTCGCCGCTCTGCGTTCGCTTGGTCACAGCGGAAGATCGATCTCGGTGGCCCTGGCCTCGCCGGCTTCGCGGTCCCACGAGACCAGCCAGCGCGTGACGATGCCGTGCTCGTCGGTGACCTGGATCTCGACGGGCTCACGATCGCCGATCGGCACGTCTTCGACGTCGGCCGGCGTGTTGTCGATCTCCTCGTTTTCCCAACCATCAACCGCGTGCTTGATCGCGGCATCCGACGCGCTAGCGGCTTCGGTCGGGCCCGTGTCGCCATCAACCCAGGTGATGCACGTAGTCGTGTACGTCTGCACGACCACCCAACCTCAGCGGCGCGGTGGTCATTCCCACCACGCCCGCGAGCGCGCGGACATGCGGGCCAGGTCGAACCTGCTCGGCAGGTAGCCGGGCACGCTCGACTCGACGTCGCGCGCACGCTCGATCACGGACCGCCACGGTCGACCGCAGTCGCGCTCGTAGCCAGCTGACCCGAACGCGATCAGGTGCACAGCGTCATGGAACCAGCCGTCGTCGCCGCTCGCCTCGGCACCCGAGCCGCATCCAGCCGAGCACCACAGGTGCAGCAGCCACGTGAGCCCATGGATCACGTCGACGTCGCGCGGCCGCTTGCGCACGCGTGGATCGGCGAGCTTGCGCAGGTCGGTCGACACGCGGCCAGGCCAAGCCGAGCTCGGGTGCTGCGGCATGGGCGACATGAGCGTCTCGCCAAGCCGCCGCCGCTTGCAGACGTCGGCGACGCGCCGCTGCGGGGCCCAGATCATGGACCCGTAGGTGTCGCTGCCGACGTTGTAGGTGGTGTACCAGCACGGCATGGTCAGAGCTTCCCCGGTTCGAGCATCCGGCACGCGACCTCGCTGCCGTCCCAATGGCCCGCGGTCCAGCGCTCGAGCAGGTGCATGAGTAGCTCGCCGCGGTCGCGCTGGCGCTGTCCGGCGGCGTCGATCGTCTTGCCATTGCAGCGCAGGCACTTCGACGTGATCGTGATGGACTTGATCGTGATGGACTTGACCGTGCCCATGCGCTGCGGCTGCGGGCCTTCGGCGTGGCCTTCGGCGTTCACGAGCGACAGGTCGGACTGCGACAGCGCCACAACGTCTTTGCCCGAACCACCGCACGTCGAGCACGGCGGGGTCGTGTGCACGAGCTGCTCAGCGTGGACGGTGAGCGCGGCGATGCTCGTCGGGTCGCCGGGCTCGGACCACCGATAGGCCCACAGCTTGTGACCCGGTGGGGCGCCGTGGAGCGGGCTCTCGATGACCTCGACCGTCGCACCCCGCCGGAGGTCGGCAAGGTGCTCGGCCGCGGACCGCTCAGCGAGCTTGCGCTGGTACATCGAGCCGACGACGCCATCGCGCGGCGCAGCATCGAGCACGAGCCGCGCAGCCTCGCGGCGTTCGATGCCGGTTCCGGTGCAGTCGGGGCAGGGTCCCGAGAGCGCACACAGCCACGCATATGGGGCCAGACCGCTGCCGTTGCCTGGGTACCCGTGGCGAATGACGCGGAGCGGTGTGCCCAAGGCCCACGGTGCGCCGTCAAGCGCCTTGGCAACGCCCGACCGGTTGGCATTCAACAATGCGGAGCCGTGGTCCCAGTCCGTCAGCATCGCCCACGCCATCCACTTCGGAGTCGTCTGGCCCTGCTCCCACCACGACCACTCGCCGCGCCCACGGCACCGCCTGCACCGACCCACGTCCACCCGCTCGTCCGCTTCGACGGCGAGCGCCCAGGCGAGAGCGACGAGCGGAGGGACGTCTCCCCACAGGTGATCGCTCCCACCATCCCCGAACAAGACTGTGCTTGCGGCATTGGGTCGCCAGCCGACGCCGATTCGCCATTCACCGGTCTTGGCCGGCAGCGACTCGGCGGTGAGAAACAGGCCCCTCGCTCGCGCCCACGCCTCCAAGACCGCGAGCACGCGCTCGGGCGTCGCCGCTGCCGGGTCGATCACGATCGCCCCCACGTGCAGCCGTCCAGAGGCACGGGCAGGGGAATGTCGGCGCGCAGCTTCGCCAGGCGGTAGGCGGTCTTGGCTGTCTCCTCGTGCTTGCGCAGCAGCTTCATCACCTTGCTCGACTGCACGAGGTTCTTGTTGGCGAGCAGCGTCTCGAGGTCTCCGTGCTCGACGAGAAGCGGTGCCGCTGTCTTCGGCCCGATCCCCGGCACGCCAAGGAACCCGTCGCCGCTGTCGCCGATCAGCGCGAGCAGATCGGGCAGCTGCGCCGGCGCGACGCCGAACTTGTTGAAGACCTCGACCGGGCCCCAGACCATTCGCCGCACCTCGTCGTGCATGCGGACCTGCACCGGCTCGTCGCGCACGAGTTGCGTCACATCCTTGTCGCTCGAGACGATCGTCGCCGCCATGCCCTCGCGCACACCGGCTTCTACGTAGGCGGCGATCAGATCGTCGGCCTCGTTGCCGTCGTCGATGGCGATAGCGATGTTGGCTGCCCTGCATTCAGCCCGCGCGTCAACGAGCGCGCGCAGGAGCTGCGGTGGCTTGGGCGGGCGCTTGGACTTGTACGCGGGGTAGAGCTCGCGGCGCCAGCTGTACCCGTCGAGCGCGTCGAAGACCACGACCATGTGCGTCGGGTTGAAAGTCTTGCGCCAACGCCCGAGCCAGAAGCCGAATCGCTCGGCGGGCGGGCGATCGCTCGGTGCATGGAAGGCCCGGTACAGGTTGTTGTCGCCGTCGATCACGATCAGGCGGTCGCTCATGCGCAGCCCAACCGCGACCCGCGGAGGATCTTCCCGTCAGCCCCCGCGCCGCTCCTGCCATGGTCAGCTGTTGGGCCCGCTGCCGCAGCAGCTATCGCTCGCGCTGGTGATCGTGCAGGAGTCGGAGCCGGTGAAGCACGATCCAGCGCCGCAGCTGAAAACGTCCCCCTCGCAGGAGCCGACGTCGGTGCATCCCGAGCACCCCCAGCACGTCCAGATTCCCAGCCAGTATCGGCAGCTCGAGCAGCCGTAGTTGGACTGGCAGGCGTTGGCCGCCTGGATGCGGTTGGCCCCGAGCGCATCCGCGAGCTCGGGTAATGGGGTCATGGTGACGAGCAGGGTGACCAAGATCTTGGTGAGCATGGTGGCTATGTACTCGGGCGCGGCGTAGGGATCACCGGCCGGCGTCGTTTTTTCGAGCGTGGCATACTGCGCCCGTGGACGAGGAGATCGAACCCAGCCTGGCACGCCTGCGAGTCCTCCGGCTCGAAGACACCCACCGGGTCCGGCAGCTGCACCAGCTGGAGGCCTACTACCGGCAGACGCAGAACGATCACCTCGATACCGACTGGGACGGGTACCGCCGCACCCCCGGGCTGAGCTACCTCGAGAGCAGGCTCGACCGCGGGCGGTACCAGCCCAGCGACGTCAACACGGTGGGCTACGGCTACCGCCGCCCGATCTGCCCGACGATGGTGGTCGGCCTTGTCGTCGACACCTACACCGCACTGCTGCTCGGCGAGGGGCGGACGCCCACGATCCGGGTGATCGGCGACGACGCGTCGACCGAGCTGCTCGGCGCGCTGTTCGAGTCGAGCTACACCTGGTCTGCGCTCGCGCAGGCGCGTCGGATCTGCGGCTCGGTCGGAGCCGCCGCGGTCGTTCCCGAGGTCGTCGAGGGGGTCCCGTCGCTGCGAGTGCTGCACCCCGCGAACCTGTACATCGAGTGGGCCGACTCGGCGGACTGGACCCCCGAACTCGTGATCGAGCAGCGCAAGGTCAAGCTCGAGGGGCTCGACGACCAGGGCTGCGTCTACGAGTACACGGTCTGGCGCACGCGCGCGTGGACCCGCACGCACGTCTACGTCTACGAGGATCTCGTCGATCGCGAGCGCGACAGCGAAGACGACGAGCCCGAGATTGAGCTGGCCAGCGCGCCGGTCGAGCACGGTGCCGGCCGATGCCCGGTCGTGTGGATCCAAAACACGCACGACACCGAGTCGCCCTTTGGCGAGCCCGACTGCGAACCCGTGCTCGAGCAGATCGACCGCATGGATCGCTTGCAGTCGATGATCGCTCGCGGCGCGACAGCCAACGTCGACCCGACCCTGGTCGTGAAGGACAAGCCGCAGATGCTCGCGCGCTGGCCCTCGCGCAAGAAGGGCTACGGCCAGCTGATCGAGGTCTCCGATGTCGGCGACGCCTACCTGCTCGAGATCGCCGGCAAGAGCGTCGAGACCAGCTGGTTGACGCTCGAGAAGGTTCGCAAGCAGGTCGACGTGCGCGTCGGCGTGATCACGATCGACCCCGAGGTGGCCGGCAACGTGCTCTCCGGGTTGGCGATCAAGCTGCTGTACCGCACCCAGGACACGCGTGCGGGAGCTCGCCGCGTGCCGCTCGGCAAGGGCGTCACCCAGCTCGGCGGAGTCTGGCTCGCCATGGTGCGCACGCACGGCATCAAAGCGGTCGGCGAAGACGGTGAGGGGATCGAGCTTCCGCCGCGCGAGGTTGCGAGCGATCCAGACGACACCGGCCAGGGCGCGACGATCGAACTCCAACCGCACGCGATCGGTCCGGGCAAGGCGCTCGCGCTCACCTGGCCCAGCTTGCACAGCGTGAGCCCGCAAGAGCTGCTGACGCTCATGCAGGGGCTCGGGCTCGCCACGGGCGGCCAGGCGGTGCTCAGCCAGGAGAGCGCGGTGACGCTGGCGGTCAACGCCGCGGAGCTGGACGTCGACCCCGCGACCGAACTCGAGCGCATCCGCTCCGAGCGGGACGCCAAGGTGGCGAGCTTCGACAAGACGATGGCCCCGGACATCGAGGGCGACCTGTTCGGCAAAGAAGGCGACGGCGACCTCGAGCAGCCAGCGACGACGCAAGATGGCCAGCCCGTGCTCGCGCCCGGAGAAGCGCCACCGCAACAAGAGGCGCGCAACGGCATCCAGACCAAGACGATGGCCGACACGATCGCGCGTGTGGGTGACGACCTCGCGCCCGAGGCCGCGCGCTTCGTAATCATCGACAACTATCCGACCGTCAACGCGGCCGAGGTCGACAAGGCGATCCAGTCGCAGCTCGACTTTCGCAGGGAGAAGAAGGCCAACGAGCCCGAGCCCCCGGTGGTCCCGCCCGCGCAGCGCATGGCGGGGCTCGCCAAGGCTCGGGCGGTGCAGGCCGGCGAAGCGCCCGAGGACGAACCCGACGAGGACGACGGGGAAGAAGACGAGCTCGATTAGGTTGTGGTGCTCGTGACCGAACACTGCCTCAAGAGCAACGTCGTCTTCTTTCTCTGGATCCGCAACTGGCTCAACGAGCACCCGGTGATCACGCCCGCGCTTGCCCGCGAACTCTTCGCGGTGTGCATGCTGGCGCGGTCGCGTGGTGGGTGGTCGCAGCAGCTTGGCTGGACGCGGATCGTCGAGGTCCACCTGCTCGCTGAGCTGATCCTCGCCGGCTATGACCAAGCCGATCTCACCGCTCGGATCCGCGAGTCGCAGGGCAACGTCAAGTGGTACGAAGGAGACCAGCCGGAAGACGTTGTTGCTGGCGCGGTCGAACACGTGCGCGAGCGCCTGGCTGGGCTTGGAGACGAGCTCATCGACCGCGAGATCGCTATGTGGGTCCGGGGCCGAGGGTCCCCAGCGACCTCGCCAGCCGAGCCGCACGCCGAACGCCTCGCCCGGCGCTTCCACGAGCCGCTCACGCTGCGGCTGCACCAGGACAACCGCCAGCTGGTCGAGGATCCACTGATCGCGCTGCTGCCCGGCGTCGAGACGCTGGTCGTGCGCGACGACCTCGGCCGCAAACTCGACGTGGCCGCGCTGGCGTGGGGCCCGTTGGCGGTGGACGTCGGCATGTGGCCGGTCTCCGGTGCAGCGGACGGGGCGGTGGACGACGACATCATCGTGAGCAACAGGCCGCTCGACGCGAACAAGACCTACCTGCTGATCGTGGTCGAGCACCCCGACGTGGTCATCACGATAGACTGAGCGCATGCGAATCGGTGACCAGGGTGAGCATGTTCGGGGGCTTCAAGTCGCGCTCGAGCGCGCTGGCGAAAGGCTCCCGCGGTACGGAGCCGACAGCGACTTCGGCCGCGAGACCCAGGCCGCGCTGCTGCACTTCGCCAAAGCGCGGGGCATCGCCTGGGATCCGCGCGACGACGTGCCGGAGCAGCTGCTCGATCTGCTCGGCTGCGGCGAGCTGCCCGACGAGGTGTGCTCCGCGATCGTCTGCCCGGCCGAGCTCAACGGCGTCGAGGTGTACGACCTGCGCAGCGAGCAGACCGACCCGCACCCGAAGTCGAAACGCGATCGCTACGGCAAGACGATCGTGCGCGCCCCGGCGGCGATCGACTCGATCGTGCTACACCAGACCGGCGTCGAGTTCGACCCGCCACGGGGCAGGACCGAGCGCATCGACCTCGCTCGGCGAGCGCTCGACGTCGCCTGTCACGCGATGGCCTTTCGAGCCGGGTTCCTGGTGCTGCCCGTCGAGCCGCTCTGGTACGTCCACCACGCGAGTCGCCTCAACACGCGCAGCCTCGGGCTCGAGGTCGACGGCAACTACCCGGGCCTGGTCGGGCGCAAGCCGATGCGGGGCAGCCCGACCGCGCTGTCCGAGGAGACGGTTGCGGCTGCGCGCGCGGGCGTGCGGCTGCTGCTCGAGCTCGGGCGCGCGGCCGGCTGCGAGATCAAGTACATCTACGCGCACCGGCAGTGCGACAGCTGGCGCGCAGCCGACCCAGGCCAGGGGCTGTGGCAGCGGGTCGTGCTCGAGTACGCCGTGCCCGAACTCGGGCTGGAGACGCGGCCGCGCGAGACCTTCTCGCACCCCGAGGGGCAGCGCCGGCACGGCTACCCGGTCCCGGTGCTGTGGGATCCCGATGGCGAGGGTCGCTACCAGCCGGGCCGGTGATAGGCTTCGACAGCGCGACCGGCTGGGGGTAGCTCAATCGAGATCAGAGCACCGGGCTGGAGCCCCGGAGATGTTGTGAGGGCGGCGGCTCGCAGGGCTGACCGCTCGAGCCAACCCCCCTGGCCGGCGCGCTCTGATCGGCGGAGTGCTCGCCGCGCAATACACCGCCACACCGCGGGTAGGGCTCGGCATGAGCGACTACGCGAAAGAGTTCGGGAAGCACGTCCGCAGCCTTCGACGCGCCCGTGGGGTCACCCAGGACGCGCTCGCGAACCGCAGCGGTCTCTCGGCAGACACCATCCGGCGCATCGAGCACGGCAGCTTCTCCGCGAGCATCGATACGCTGCGGAAGCTCTGCGCTGGGCTGGGTGTCGCCCCCTCGACCTTGTTCGAGAGCTTCGAGCTCGGGCGCACCGACGAGCGCCGCGAGCTGTTCGATCTGATCAGCAGCCGCGGCAGCGACGAGCTGGCCCTGGTCGCGCGCGTGGTCAGGGTGCTGCTCGACGAACTCGACCTGCTGCGCAGCCGGATGGGGCCCGCGCGGTGAAGACGGTCTTGCAGCGCTTCGGCGAGCGCGTCCGAATCGAGCGCGAGCGCCAAGGGCTATCGCAGCTACAGCTCGCCAAGCTTGCCGACCTGCACCGCACATACATCGGCGGCGTCGAGCGAGGCGAGCGGAACATCAGCTTGCTCAACATCGTGAAGATCGCCGGTGCTTTGGGAACAACGCCCGCCGAGCTGCTCACCGAGGACGTCCTCTGATCGGAATGCCACCCGCGCTGCGCTGTTCAGGCGCGCATGGCCAACGTGGTTCAAGTTCCATCTTGCAGCGCTCGACGATCACTGCCGACCGTGTCGTGCTTCCGCCCGAGCAGCTCGATCGCAAGCTCTACACGAAGGTCAACAAGGTACTCGCGGCTGTCGGCGGGAAGTGGGACCGCAAGGCGGGCGCGCACCTGTTCCAGCACGACCCTCGCGAGGCGCTTGGCCTTGCTGCCGAGTCCGGCAAGGTGACGCACCGCAAGAACGCCTTGCAAGCGTTCTACACCCCGCGAGACCTGGCTCAGCGAGTCGCCGAGGTGGCCGACCCGCAGCCCGGCGAGCGCGTGCTCGAGCCATCCTGTGGTCACGGCGCCCTGATCTGGGCATTGCTCGAGCGCGAGCCCGATCTGCTCGTGATCGCCTTCGACATCGACCCCGATGCCTGCGCGGCCGTCGAGGCGAATGCGGACGAAGGCCACGGCGCCAGCGAGCTGCCGGTGATCGTCGCCGAGCGGGACTTTCTGACCGTCGAGCCAGCGCCGGAGCCGACCATCGACCTCGTCGTGATGAATCCTCCATTCGCCAAGGACAAGGACATCGCGCACGTGCGACACGCGTGGGAGTTCGTCAAGCCCGGTGGCCGCCTGGTCTCGATCATGTCGACCGGATGGTGCCAGTCGGACAATCGCCGCGGCGTTCGCCGGCGCTTTGCGGAGTTCGTCGACGACTTGGCTGGCCATGTCGAGGGGCTCGGGCACGGGGCATTCGAGGCGTCGGGCACCAGCGTGGGCACGGTGTTGCTGACGCTGCACAAGCCGGCCTGAGCCGAGTGGTACGCTGGCGATCGTGGCCGTGGCTGCCGAGATCGCGATCGCCCAGCGGGACCGCTACGAGCAGCTGTGGGTGGCGCTCACGGCCCGACAGCGACGGCTTGTGGTCCGAGCGCTCGCGCAGATCGAGGCCGAGCTGGCTCGCGCGCCCGCGGGGTCGTGGACCGCAGCTCGATCAGCGGCCGTGCTGACCCAGCTCGCGGGGGCAGTTCGTGGGCTGAGCGCTCGGCAGCTGAGCCTGCTCCGTCGGGCGCTGCCCAAGATCGCCGCGCAGGCGCAGCGCGACACCGTCGCCTGGTTCGAGACGCTCGACCGAGACTTTCTCGGCGCAGCACAGCCGCTGCGATGGGCGGCGCTCGAGTGGCTCGAGGGCTACAGCCGGCCCCTGCTCCAATCGCGACTGCGGATCTACCGGGCGAGCTTCGCCCGCTACGGCGCCGAGACGGTGAGCACGATCGAGGACGAGGTCGCCAAGACCGTGCTGTTCGGAGAGGGCTGGGACACCGCGCGCGAGAGCGTCTGGAAGGCCACCAAGCACATCGTCGAAGATCGCCAGTGGATGGTCGACCGCATCGTCAGGACCGAGACCGCGACCGTCTACAACTCCACCACGATGGCGGCGCTGCTCGAAGAAGATGAGCCCGACGATCCGATGCTCAAAAAGCTAGTGGCGGTCTTCGACCCGGTGACCGGCACCGACTCCAAGCTGCTGCACGGGCAGACCCGGCGCGTCACCGAGCTGTTCACCGACGTGTTGCGCGGGCGCAAGTTCGACGCTCCCCCGAACAGGCCCAACGACCGCGAGATCGTGGTCGGCTGGCGGGCCAGCTGGGGAAGCGATCGGAGCTTCGATCAGGCGACGCGGCGCGAGTCCGACGAAGTCGTCTCGTCGGGCTGATCGTGACCGCCCACGGTGCGAGGCTCGGTCGGCGGTGTCCCGCCACGCTTCACGCCGGCCGCCGATCGGAGCGTCCGCACGAACGACTTGATCGACGGGTGGTTGTTCGGGATCGCGGCGGCCACGATCTCGCCGAGGTGTTTGTGGTAGTTGGCCTTCACCCTGAGCCCGAGGTCGGGCACGTTGACGTCGAGCTCGACGACGACGACCTCGTCCTTGTTGGCGCGGCGAAGACCTTCGATCGCCGACCGCATGACGCACACCAGCGGGCCGCCCCATTCGTGAGGTTCGTGCAGGCGATGGTCGACCCAGGTCCCGGCGGTGTTCTCGACCACCACCGCCACCACGCCGCCGAGCTTCATCGCCGTTTCGATCTTGTACTTCGGTTCCATGGCCAGACTAACCGCCTGCGGCCTTGCGCATTTCCGATCGACGCCGGCCGAGCTCGGCCATGGCCGCCGCCCGCAGCTCATCGTGGCTGACGGACGCGGGACACTCTGGTTGTTGCGAGTACTGCCCGAACATGAACCGGTGCCGGGCCAGCTTGGCGTCGTCGTTGCTGCCGGCCATCAGCTCGAGCAGCACCTGGGCGGTCTCGCCCATCACTGCCACCAGCCGATCGCTGAGCTCCCGTGCCCGGCGCTTTCGGTCTGCTCGTCGGGCTTTCGCTTGCTGTCGTTGCTTGCCTCGCTTCATGGCCGACCCTACAGCAGATCGAGTCGTCTGCTTCCGCGGGGAATATCGGCTCGATCTGGCTGTAGGGCTGGTCGTGAAGGAGTCGAACGATCCCATGGTGCGCGCGCTCGAGCGTGGCGACGCGCACGTTGGCCCGCTCGAGCGCAGGCTGGCGGCCGAGACCAAGGCGCGACAGCTCGCCGAGTCCGAGTGCGTCCGCTGGAAGCGGCGGTGCTACCCGGGCAGCGGCGACGTCGAGAAGGCCCGCATCACGCCCGAGGCCGCGGTCGCCTGGCTCGACACGCACGCGGTCAGGGTGCAGGGCGGTGGCTGGAAGCTCGACGCGTCGGCCGACGAGAGCGACAGCTTCACGATCTGGTGGGAAGGCGATCACTACCCTAGCGAGATCGCGGCTGCCATCCAGTGGGCCGCCGACGGGCTCGGGCTCGATCAGTGGGCGGTACTCGAGCAGATGTCCGCGATCGCCGATCTCGAGCGCGGCTACATGCTGACGTCGATCAACGGAACCATCACCGCCGAGAAGCCGCCGCAGTTGATCACCCGCGATGCAGAGGTGGCACCCCGATGAGCGACCGAACCGTGACCGTCATGCTCCCGAGCGACGATCCCCCGACGTTCTCGGACGAGCCGCACACCCACCTGTTCGTGCGCGCCGACTGGGACTACCACATCGCGGTCGGGCCCCACGACGGACGCCATCCTCTGCACTGGGTCACGCTGCGGACGTGCGGCGGCTACGACCACTACGCGCTGCTCCTGCTCGCGGGCCTGCACGCGCATCTACGGGGCGACAGCGAGCGGGCGAGAGTGCGCGAAGCAGGCCAGCGAGTGCAGCGAGATCGACTTCGATCGCGCCGCCGAGTTCAGGGCCAAGCGCCTCGCTGATCCGCCGCGACGATCGGGGGCCGACGACTGGGTTGTGCGCGAGCACGCAGGCTCGATCAGCCGCGAGACATGGGAAGTGATCGGCAAGCTCCACGGATGGCTCGAGGTCGGCACATGATCGTCAAGACGCGATTCGACACGCTGGTCGAACTCGCCAAGCGGGCGCAGGCGGCCGAGCGCAAGAGCCTGACCGCGGCTGCGCGTCGATCCGATCACCCGCCTGGCAGCAGCCGCG